ACTAGCACCATTAGCCTGAATAACCTTACCGTTACGTCTAGCTATTTGGTGGAATCCGTCAAACCCGCTTTCATCACCAAATGTAGAGTTTACACCATAGATAACTTGTTTGGCCAAGGTTTGTCCCAGACCTTCTAAGAAGGCAGGGGATTGGTTGCGGAAGAAGGCTTCTTTACCACCTGGATAAGAGTTTACAATTTCGATTGGTTCTGATTGAATAGAACGCATCAGTTTCAAGTCAGTTTGCACAATTTCGTCATCAACGGTCTGGTCGGTTGTGCTGCCGCCAGGTTGAATAAAGCTACCGGATGGTAAGGAACTTACCTTTTTACCTACATCCCACGCATTGTGAGAAGCACCTTCAAAAAGGGCTGTGTCCAATATACCAGACGCATTCAGAAGGCTGTCTATAACAGCAGGATCTTGTGCGCTAAATCCAGTAATTACTTTTCTTAAAGTTGCATTAGCCATTGTTTACCTCATTTTACTTTAAATATGTCTTTGTGTTGCGAATCTGAGCCGCCTTTGGGTGATTTGTCTTTCTTTAAATCTGGGTTTTCTTTATCGAAAAAACCGACATCATTGTAAATATCGAACATACTGTTGTTAGCTTCTATATCTTCTGGCTTAAGCTCATCAGTCATGTTAAATTTACCTATGATTTTATCGATCTTCTCTTTACGAGGGTCAGTCTCATCTACGTTCAATAACTGTTTCCGTTGTTCCCATAGCTGTTTCTGTTTCTCATTTTCGGACTGTTTCCATTCTTCATATTTGGTCTTATAGGTTTCCATATCTTGTAGTTGAGAGTCTTTCTGCTCAACCTTAGACTGCAATTCCTCTAACTCGGATTTTGTTTCTGCCAAATCAGCCCTTAAGTTGTTTCTTTCGCTAATAACCTCATTAAATCTGTCAGTAGGAATGCCTTCGGTTTTTTGCGACTCCGCAGTCGAGATAGCATTTTCTACAGCACTAATGATGTCATTACGAATCTGTTCATCTTCAATTTTCTTTACTTTGTCTTTCCAACTCATTTTATGTAACCTCCTATTCATTTTTACGTCTTGTGTGACGTGGAGTTAAAATACATCTTTATATTTCTTATTTGTTATGTAAAAATTATGCTGGCAATTCCAGCGTGGCTCTGTGTGTGGATAAAGCCCACCAGATTGAAACAATTTCTTTTCCTCATCTGTAAAGTAGGGTGCACCCTTTTTCTGTGTTAAAGCCCAAATACATTCAGCGTGGCTATTACTTTGTAATGGTGCACCAGCATACTCCCAAATATCGTCTTTTTCTTCACCAAACCCTATTTGTTCAGCAATACTATCCTCTACATTTTGCCTGAATTCACGCCTTATGGTTCTTAACTGTGTAAGAGCTTCATTCTTAAACCCTTCAAGACTTTTGTCTATATCAAGCTGTAACTGAGAGTAACTTTTACCTGTAATTACACTGTCAAATATCTTTTGCTTAATATTAGGAATTAATTTATCACTTACAGATTGCATTTTGCCATAATCTAATCGCAAAAGTCCGTCTAAAGTTTGCTTTGTTGTCATTCCAAATTCATCTATTTCAAACTGAAATAATCTTTTTTTAATATATCTTTTGTTCTCTGCCACTGCCTTAGCTGCAAGTGTATAGTAACCAGATTCTTTCAATGCTGCCGCTAGCTCAAGCTGTGAACGAATAGCAAGGTCGATGTTCTTATTGTTCTCAATAATAATACCACCGTTCATATCAAAATTTAAAGCAGATTTAATTTCTCTATTTAAATCCTCAATTACCTGCTCTATCCTTCTGTCAAAGTCTATCATTCTTCCTCAGCTAAAGCTGCAGTTAATTCATCTGGTTGCAGCCTTGCATTCTCCGCCTGTCTCTGTTGAATAACTTCCATAGCCTTTTCACGGGTGACTAAATCGGGATCATGTGCTAATTCATAGTCAACTAAATTAGCTGTGTTATTGCTAAACTTTAAAGCCCAAGCACGTTCTTTATCAAGCTCGCTTTCGGAGAAGTGAAGCTCACCATAGTTAATAGTGATGTCGCCCGATATATTGTACACACCTATTTCTTTGTATAAAAATAAAACCAGTTTAAGCATTTTTTTAATCGGCTTAGTATAATATTTACGCTTCCTGCGGTTGATATCTAATATTCTCTGCATTGATAATGCCAGCTGATAGCCCGAAGTCGCACTGTCGCCAGTGATATTTGCCTTGCTTATACCCTTTGCCATCGCTAGCTTTTCATATCTATCATGAATCAAATCTTTTAGCTCTTTGAGAGCCTCTTCGGGGTTGACATATTTAGCATCTCCCAAGTCGCCATTCATGCTTGGCGGTATATTAAGGAATAGCGATCTCCCCTTTTTAAGCTCTTTATGATTCTCTGCTTCCATACCTATTGTGACCAGCTGTGGAATATTATAGGCTTCTGCCATCGCCAAGTCTGTTCTCCTTAAATCAATTGCAATTGACTTGTCTACTATAAGGGAATTCCCTTTATACCAAACCGAATCATCTGGAAGATAATCACGGAACATCACAACTGGCATTTCTTCATACTTGGGGGCATCTTCATAATATTTGATAGACTCTGGTATAATCTTACCCCTATCATTTACCTCACAATTAAACTTCCTTGCATAATCGGAAATATTACCGTCCTTGCCCTCTATTCCAGGTGCCTCCCAACAATCATATAAATCTATTCTGTTGCGGGTAACAGTGTTTTCCATTACTCCAACCTGATAATAAAACCTTACAAATTCTGTTGGATCGTTCTCGTCCTGGTCAACGAAACACTTTTCTGGTGTAATAATTCTTAGCTTAACGGGCTTCTCTGGATTGCCAGTTCGAAATGGAACTACTGCAACGTCCCTTAGTAATTCTACATATTTGTTTAGATTTTCTAATAATATATTAATATCAATACCTTGCAAAATATCATTAAAAGCTTCTTGGGTTTTGTCGGAACCTTCTATTTCGATTTCTGGTTCTTCGGCAAATATAAGACTAATGTCGTTTATAAGCCTTGGCGTTGTTCCTTCTGTTTCGATGTATTTTATAAGCTCCTTGGCGTCTTGGTAGCTCATCATACCACCAATAATTTCCTGCAAATATTCCCTATACACGCCACGATAAAAATCAAGGTACATCTCTGCCAGCTCTCTACGCTGCATATCGTTGTGCCATTTCGCCAGTAGCTGTCCGTTTTCAATAATCATCTATTCCACCTGTTTTGTTTATAAATAATGCCATTAAATAATATATAACCTAAAGCGTCCGTGATGTGAACATAAGGCTTGCCCTGCTCTTCCATATCCTTTACAAGGTTACCGTGCTCATCCCTTTCAACTCGTGCAAAATCTGCTATTGTATTAACACAGTCAGGGTGCACAAAATACCTCTCTTCGCCTTCCATCGGCCTCATAGCTGAGTTGACAGCATTAAGCCTGTCCCGCTGTGTTGGATTGCTTGGTGCGGCTTTCACACGGAACCCAAATTTCTTCAGGGTGTCTATGTCTGTAATAGGTGCATTGCTATGCCTTGCTGCACCGGTAGCATCTGGATATACTGTAACCGGATATTTCCCGCTTCTATCTCTCTCAAGATTGTATTTCTGCACGATAGCCTGGCACATCTCTATTGTGTTAGAATTCCTTAGCACGGTCTCTCCGTGCTGATAAAATTTGTTGTCTATGATGTGCCCCTCTACTGCGCACATCGGATCCACGTTGAAGTCCATTCCTACATCGAGATGCAGCCCTTCTTGATATTCTATATTCTCTAATATATTCTGCTGGGAAAATGCATAATAAGCAAGCCCTGCCATTCCTTCAAAACTAGCTTCGTACTCACGCTTGAACGTAATCTCGTCCAGATCTTGCTTTGCTTGGCTAATCTCCTTAGCAGGCAGCACATCCGCACTAAACCAAGAGTGATAACTCCATTCCCCATTCTCTGCATAAGCACCATTGCCAGCTGTAGCCTTAGGTAGTGTACCAGCCGAAGCCTTCAAACATAGGTCGTGGAAGTGGTCTTTTCCGTTAGGCACACCTACCATAATTGCGAAACCATCATTGTCCGACAGTATAGGCCTAATGTTACTACGCCACGCTTCCTTCTTCACATCCGACATCTCTGTAATCT